AGAACTAGCAGAAGTGGAAACACCAAAGAATGCAGGATTTGTACAAGCTAAACCAAAGCGCAATGCAAACCAGAAACGTATAGAAAAGGATGAAGCTGAACTCAAAGCCCTTATTGAAGGGGGAGAACCAGAAGAACAAGAGAGTTCCAAAGAGAAAGCGTCCAATACAGAAGCTAAAGAAGAAGCGTTATCTGCAGAAGAGAGATCGTTTAAGAAACGATATAGTGATCTACGCAGCCACCTAAACAAACAGTCTGAAGAGTTAAAAGAACTAAAGGCACAGCTAGATAAAGCAAAGACTAGTGGTCCAGTTCGTCCACCTGCTAGTAATGAAAGCATTGAGGCATGGTCTAATAAGTATCCAGAGATTGCTTCTATTGTAGAAACTATTGCTAATCAAAAAGCAGAAGAGAAGTTTAAGAATGCTGATGCTAGACTACAAGAGATAGACAAGCTTACAGCACAAGCCCAGCGCAGTAAATCAGAAGATGAGATACGCTCTATGCACTCAGACTTTGATGACTTACGATCAAGTGATGAGTTTCACAATTGGGCAGAAGAACAACCTAAGTGGGTACAGGATGCCCTATATGAAAACCAAGATGACCCTAAGTCTGTAATCAGGGTAATTGATCTGTACAAGATTGATAACAATATGGACGTAAAAGGTAAACAGCGTTCTACTAAACAGGCTGCATCAGAAGTTAAAACAAGACGTACTACCAAGCCAGAGAATAATGACCTGTCAGGAAGTATCCGTGAGTCTGCTGTACAAAAGATGACAGCACAGCAGTATGAGGCTAATGCAGACTCAATCATGGAAGCTATCCGTAGTGGCAAGTTTATTTATGATATTTCTGGGGGTGCACGTTAAAAAAGTATTGACATTACAGAATTAATATGTATAACTGTATATGTTAAGAAAAGAGTGTAAAGCCCTAATAATATTAGCTACCTTTATACTCTAACCAACTAAGCCAAACAATTAAGATAAGACCTACCTAGTTAAGTATAGGCCCAAGCTAACCTGATCAGTACGCTTGCACCCTAGAAAGATTAGCCTCTTACGTTAAGTTTGGGCTTAAATATCATAAGCCAACAAACATCTAAGGAGGATTTACTATGGCTTTTACATCCGCATCAGGTTATGGGAATTTACCTAATGGTAATTTTAGCCCCGTAATCTACTCCAAACAGGTACAGCTTGCCTTTCGCAAGTCTACCGTAGTAGGAGAAATTACTAACTCTGATTACTTTGGGGAGATTTCTGCTCAAGGTGATACAGTTCAAATCATCAAAGAACCTGAGATTTCTGTTCAGGCGTATTCTCGTGGTACACAAGTTACAGCACAAGATCTTGACGATGAGGACTTTCAGTTGACTATCGACAAAGCTAACTACTTTGCTTTTAAGATGGACGATATTGAGGAAGCCCACTCACATGTCAACTTCATGCAGCTTGCAACTGATCGTGCTGCGTATCGTTTGTCAGACCAGTATGACCAAGACGTTCTAGGTTATCTGTCAGGTTTCAAACAGTCTGCACTTCATGGTTCGCCAGACACAGCTAACACTACAGTAAACGGTAGCAAAGCTGTAACAACTGCAGGATCAGATGAATTGTTGTCATCAATGAAGCTTATCAAGTCTTCTTTTGGTAACATCACAACTTCATCTGCAGGGGATCACTCAATCCCGTTGACTGCACGTATGCCTGGTGCTACTTCACTTCCAACTGCTACAGCTTCACCAGCAATGGTTGTTGCTCGTATGGCTCGCCTCTTAGATCAACAGCAAGTTGATACTCAAGGACGTTGGCTGGTAGTTGATCCAGTATTTATGGAGCTACTTCGTGATGAAGATTCACGCTTTATGAATGCTGACTTTGGTGAAGCAGGTGGACTGCGTAATGGCCTTGTCATTAACAACTTCCACGGTTTCCGTATGTACACTTCATCAAACCTGCCAGCGGTAGGCGATGGACCCGGTACTTCAGGGGCAGCCAACCAGAACACTAACTTTGGTGTGATTGTTGCTGGACATGACTCTGCTGTAGCAACTGCTGAGCAGATCAATAAGACGGAAACGTATCGTGACCCTGACAGCTTTGCTGACATTGTTCGTGGTATGCATCTATACGGTAGGAAGATTCTTCGCCCAGAAGCAATCGTCACTGCCAAATATAACGCAGCGTAAGGGGGTATTTAGTTATGGCTACTATTACTATGTCAACCAACTCTGCTTCCACTTCCAATAACGGTGGAACAGGGAATAAGAAACTCCGTGGTGCGCTTACTGTCTTGCAAAACGATATTGATATGGCTGATGCCATTTTGCAAAACGGTGGCACAGCTTTAGCAGCAAACGATATTATTCAAGCTATCGCTGTACCTGCAAACACTATGATCCTACACGCAGGGTTCAAAGTGGTGACAGCAATGGAAGGTACTACTACTGACTCTGCTTTTCATATTGGTATCACAGGAACTGATGTAGACATCTTTGCTGCATCATTTGACTTAGATGGTGCATCTGTTGGTGATCACACACCAGCAATTACATCATCAGGTGTTTGTGGAAATCTACCAGTGTTTACTGCAGCAGCAGATACACTTGATGTAGAGATTCAAGCATCTAGTGGAACTATCACTGGTGGTATTATTCGTGTGTACGCAGTTTGCGTTATCATGGATGACATCTCACAGTCAGGTTCTGCAAATGAAGTAGATCGTGATCTGCTTGCATAATAGTTAAACTTTAGGGGCTGGTGTGTACTGGCCCCTTTAGCTTACCGTAAGGATACATCATGGCGCTTACTTTTCTTACTCTTACTAATAGTGTAATTACACGCATGAATGAAGTAGTACTTACTTCATCAACCTTTACTAATGCCAGAGGTATTCAAGTACAGTGTAAGAATGCAGTCAATGAGTCTATTAGATATATTAACCAGAGAGAGTTTGGTTATCCGTTTAATCACGCAACTAATACAGAAACACTTACAGCAGGTAAGGTACGTTATTCCGTACCAACTAGTACTAAGTATATTGATTATAATACAGCACGAATAAAGAAAGATACAGATCTTAATTGTGTAGGTAATAACCTATCTAAAATGAATTACAATGAATACATAGGACAAGAGTACGCTAATCAAGAAGATGATATAGTATCCACTACACTAAATGGATCTCACTCTAGTTCAGTCACAACACTTACTCTTACATCTACTACAGGTCTATCAACTACTGGTACGGTGCATATAGGTAGTGAGCAAGTTACATACACAGGTATATTAGGTAATGATATTACAGGATGTACTCGTGGTGCAGCTAATACAACTGCAGCAACACATGATAGTGGTACTGTAGTAACACAGTTTGATAGTGGTGGTATACCTAAATATATTGTTCGTACACTAGATAATAACTTTTTACTTTATCCTTATCCAGATAAACAGTACGTTTTAACTTTTGATTACTTTACGTTTCCTAGTGATTTATCTGCACATGGAGATACTACAACAGTACCAGAAAGATTTGCACCTGTTGTAGTTGATGGTGCAACTGCTTTTGTTTATCAGTATTTAGGAGAGGTACAGCAGTATCAAGTAAACTTCCAAAGGTTTGAACAAGGCATTAAGAATATGCAGACTTTGGTTATTAACAAGTATGATTACTTAAGGTCTACCGTGATAAACTCACCTACGGATTACTCTAACCCTGTACTTAGAGTTTCTTAAACATGGCAGATCTTTCACAGACATCACCAGCGGCTTTCAACTTAGAGGGTGGCCTAGTTTTAAATCGCTCTACGTTTCTTATGCAGCCAGGAGAGGCTCTGCAATTAGAAAACTTTGAACCTGACATTCAGGGTGGCTACAGAAGAATTACTGGACACACTAAATTTGTAAATCATATTGTGCCTCAGACTACTGCTTCATCTGAAAAAGTATTAATGGTTTCTACTTTTGCAAATAAAGTATTAGCAGCTAGAGGTGAGAAGATATTTAGCTCTGCATCTACAGAATTAGCTATTGCTATATCATCTAGTACAGGCATGACAGGTTCAGGCACTATTACAGTAGATAGTACTTCAGGTTTTTCATCTAGTGGCACACTTCAAATCGAGTCTGAAATATTTACTTACACAGGTGTTACATCCACTACGTTTACTGGTGTAACTCGTGCTACTGCAAGTACCACAGCCGCTGCTCACATTATTAATGTTGTTGTCTCAGAAAGTTGGACTGAGATAGATACAGGTAGAACTAGTGCAGGTAAGTATAACTTTGAAAGATTTAACTTTGATGGCAACGATAAGATAATCTTTGTTGATGGTGACAATGCACCTGTTGTATTTAACACTTCCTTAAGTGCCACTGATGTTAGTGCTTCTTCTGTTGCAGGATCTAAGTTTGTAGCTGTTTATAGAAACCACATGTTTTATGCAGGTAAATCTACAACACCACAAGAGCTAGTATTTAGTGTACCGTTTGATGAGGATGACTTTACAAGTGGTTCAGGTGCAGGTAGTATTAAAGTAGATGATACTATTGTAGGACTAAAAGTATTTCGTGATAACTTATTTATATTCTGTGAAAACCGTATCTTTAATTTAACAGGTTCATCATTAAGTGACTTTGCTATTAAACCAGTTACAAGAAACATTGGTTGTATTAATGGTGATACTATTCAGGAATTTGCAGGTGACTTAATATTCCTTGGACCTGATGGTTTAAGAACTGTTGCTGCTACTGCAAGGATTGGTGACGTTGAACTTGGTACAATAACACGTAATGTACAATCTTTATTTGATGAAAATATTAGAGATGCTTCATTATTTGATAGTGTAGTTATACCTGATAAAACACAGTACCGTATTTTCTTTACTAAAGAAGGTCAAGATGTAAGCCTTACAAGAGGTGTTGTGTGTGTTATGAAAGGTCAGAACTTTGAGTTCTCAGAAATAAAAGGGTTAAAACCTTCATGTACAGATACCTTTATTGAATCTGGTAATGTTTTAGTTTTACATGGTGACTTTGAAGGTTATGTCCACAGACAAGAAAAAGGTAATACATTTGATGGTACTACAATATTTGCTAAGTACAGAAGTCCAGACTTAGGGTTTGGTGACACTGGTATACGAAAGCATATGCGTAGGGTAATTATTAACTATAAACCTGAATCAGCTATTGACGCAGACTTAATTGTACGGTATGATAACGAATCTTCTGACTCTGCAAGACCTGCAGTATACCCATTAGATTCAAGTGCCGTTGCTGCTCAGTATGGTACAGCAACATATAGTACAACAAGTGAAACTGCACAGTTTGTTTATGGTGGTACTTCTCAACCACTCGTAAGGCAATCTGTAGAAGGATCAGGTTTTACTGTAGCATTGAGAGTAAATGACGGTGGTGTAACAGCCCCCTATTCGCTGAAGGGCTTTCAGTTAGAATATCAAGTAGGAGCTAGACGTTAAATGGGTAGTACTTATACAAGACAGTCATCATACACTGACGGTGATGTAATCCAAGCAGCAGATACAAACAATGAGTTTGATCAGCTTTTAGCTGCATTTGCATCTAGTACAGGCCACACACACGATGGTACTGCTGCTGAAGGTGGACCTATCACTAAGCTGTTAGGCAACACTCTTACCTTTGGTGCAGCTACAGCAGGTACAGACATTACGATTACCTTCGATGGTGAGACTAATGATGGTGTGCTAAAGTGGATGGAAGATGAGGACTACTTTGAGTTCTCTGATGATATACTTATTGCCTCTACAGAAAAGCTACAGTTTCGTGATACAGCTATTTATATTAACTCTAGTACAGATGGACAGCTTGACATTGTAGCTGATACATTAGTGCAGGTTGCTACAGCAGCATTTACAGTTGATGCAAGTGGTGATATTACATTAGATGCTGGTGGTGCAGATGTTGTACTAAAAGATGATGGCACACAGTATGGTGCTTTAACTAACACTTCAGGTAACTTAATTATTAAATCAGGTACTACTACTGCCATGACATTTAGTGGTGCTAATGTTACCTTTGCTGGTACTGTTACTATTGGTAGTGCAGAAATATCTGAGGCAGAGTTAGAGATACTTGATGGTGCTACTGTTACGACAACAGAGCTAAACATTATGGATGGTGATACTTCTGCTACATCAACTACAGTAGCAGATGCAGACCGTGTTGTATTTAATGATGCTGGTACTATGAAGCAGGTAGCAGTAACAGACCTTGCTGCATACTTTGATGATGAAATAACTGCAATGCCTAACCTAGTTACTACTGCAGCGACAACTGTAGGAGCACTTAACTCAGGTAGTATTACATCAGGCTTTGGTACTATTGACACAGGTTCATCTACTATTACTACTACAGGTTTAATCTCTGGTGGTTCTCTTGATATAGATGATGTGCTTATTAATGGTACTACTATTGGTCATACAGATGACACAGATCTAATTACATTAGCTAATGGTGTAGTGACCGTAGCAGGTGAAATATCTGTAACTACCTTAGACATAGGTGGCACTAATGTAACATCTACTGCTACGGAACTGAACTTACTAGATGGTGTATCAGGATTAGTACAGGCAGACTTTACTAAACTAGCTGCAGTTGATTCTACAGCAGCAGAGTTAAACATTGTTGATGGTGGCACTTCAGCTACTTCTACTACTGTAGCTGATGCTGATAGAGTAGTAATGAATGACAACGGTACTATGGTGCAAGTTGCTGTTACTGATTTAGCTGCATACTTTGATGATGAGATTACAGCTATGCCTAATCTTGTTACTACTGCAGCTACAACTGTTGGTGCTTTAAATAGTGGTAGCATTACAAGTGGCTTTGGTACAATAGACACAGGCTCAAGTAATATTACTACTACAGGTGTAGGTTCCTTTGGATCATTAGATATAAGTGGTGACATAGACGTAGACGGTACGACAAACTTAGACGTTGTAGACATTGATGGTGCTGTGGATATGGCATCTACTTTGGCGGTTGGTGGAGTAGTCACAGCTAACGCTGGTGTGGTTGTTGATAACATCACCATTGATGGCTCAGAGATAGACTTGTCTTCTGGCAACCTTACACTGGATGTGGCTGGTATTATTATCCTCGATGCAGACGGTGGAGATGTTGAGTTACACGATGGCGGTACAAAGATAGGACAATTTGCACTAAACAATAGTGGATTTTTTGATATCTTTTCAGCAGTGTCAGATGCAGATATTAGAATTAGAGGCAACGATGGTGGTTCAACAGTAACCGCCTTGACACTTGATATGAGTGCGGCTGGTGCTGCTACGTTTAATAATTCTATAACTTACAGTGGTGATTTAATTTCCTCAACATCTGGTACATCTAACTTTATTGCAGGTGTAAACGCAGGTAACAGCATTGCTTCTGGCGGTAACTATAATACGGTTGTAGGTGATGAAGCTGGTACTGCTTTGACTACTGGTGATAACAATGTGGCTATTGGTTTTGAAGCTTTATCAACTGAAGATGCAAATGGTAATAACGTAGCTGTTGGCTATCAATCACTTAAAGCTTTAAACACAGCAGAAAATGCTTATACCGTAGCAGTTGGAGTAAGCGCAGGGGCCGCATTAACAACGGGCATTTATAATACAATTTTAGGTGGTGCAGCTTTAGATGCAGATACAAAAGGTTCAAAAAGTGTTGCTATTGGCACTAGTGCTTTAAGTACTCAAAACTTCACTACGGCTACAGACGTTTATAACGTAGGAGTAGGATTTGAAGCAGGTAAAGCAGTCACAACAGGTGTACAAAATACTCTTATAGGTGCTCTATCTGGGGATGCATTAACTGATGCAGACTTTAATGTTGCAGTTGGGATGCAGTCACTTACATCAGATACATTGGGTAGTCATTCTGTTGGTCTTGGGT